GTCGTGAAGCGAACCGGCGTGTAGGTGTCGTAGTCTGCCGCCGTGGTCATCAACAGGCCCGACGAAGACGAGAATGTCACCGCCTCGGTGTTGACGAAGGTCTTGGTGCCAGCCGTCGAGATCGTGGCGTTGGTCAGCGTCGCATAGGAGAGGAAGTCGCACAGCATGAACACGGCAGGCATAGTCGTGGCCGCAGCGCTATAGGCGCTCGCATTCAGGAGCACCTTGTAGCCATCGTAAGCTGCGTTGACCGCGCCGCCATGCTGGATCGCGCCAGCCGTCGAGGTGAAGTCATAGAGTGGCTTCTGAACCAGCGTCACGCCAGAGCCTAGCTGCGTGTTCGCGCCTGGGTTGCCTGCGCCGCCGAGTAGGCATTGCCACGAGCCCGCAATCACCGTGCCGCCCGTGGCGTGGTTCTTGTTCCAATCGGCGCGAAAGAACTTCCCCGAGTTGGAGACGTTTGAGATCAGATTGTCGAGTGAGCTAAAGCCCGCCATCAGTTCCACACCGTTTCTATCGTGCCCATGATCTGGCCCGCTGCGAGCGTGCCCGATGGCAAGCAAATCAGGTTCAAGTAGGCGTCATCGTAGATGCGCGGCAGCGTCGCCGGATTGTCGGTGACGAAGTCCTTCTCCGCAGGCGCTTGAATGTCATAGACGCCGATGGTCGCTAGCGGCTTCACCAGCACGAGCGCGATGAGGCCAACGTCCGCGCCGAGCATGGTTAGCGCCTCGATTGATCTGACGCCCGTATCGCCCTGTTGCAGCGGCAAGAACGGCCCAGCGCAGCCAACAGTTGCTGCTGCGGTCGAGATGATTGTGCCGGTCGAGACTTGCGTGTTGCACGTCACTGTCGGCGTCACGCGCCCAGCAACACCGTCTGAATTGGTGTAGGTCACGAAGAACGATTGGCCGCCGATCTGGGCTGCGACCTCAACCGCCATGATCTGCACGCCCTCGCCATCGGTGTAGCGATTGAGCGTCTCGCTTTGCGTCATGGCTTGCGCGTCCGTCGTGCCCATGTCCACGAAGGGATAATAGAGCAGGTAGTCGCACAGGATCATCGGTAGCGGGACTGCCGTGGTCGGCGTCGAGACCAGCGCCGTGAAGCGACGCAAGTGCTTAGTGTATGAACCACCGGGCGCTGCGCCATGAAAGATGCCGCCGTCGCTCGATTGCGTCAGCCGCTTCGATGCGAGCGGCGCAGCGGCGTAGTAGTTCGGGATCGGATTGCCTGGGCTCATGCTCAGATCAAACCAGATATTGGTCGCGGTCGTTTGCGTCGGCGCTTTGCGCCAACCGAACGTGGTCGTCTGCCCAGCCTCAACGGCTTCGATTAGTTCGCGGTGATTGCGGAAGCCGGTCACTCGGTCGCCTCCGGCTCAGCCTCGTATGGCTCTACGCAGGCGCACGCCTTGTAGGGCGCGCCTTCTTCTGCGCGCACCTCAATGCCGCAGGTTGGGCAGCGATAGCGGATGATAACCGGGGTGTCGGTCATCAGTCCTCCGTGCCGTCAAGCTCGCCTGCTCCGAATTGCGGTTGGATGCCTGAACTAATCGCCAGCGACGCAGAGAGCGCGCCCTTGTAGAGAACCTTGCCGGTCGAGCTTGCCGCCGTGCCAATGGCGAAGTGTGTGGCCGTTTCAGAACCGCCCGTGCATTGCGGAAACTGGATCAGCGCCGCATTGGTGACGGCGTTGCCCGTGACCGTCCAGCCGGAGCCGGAGCGGGCTACAGCGACGCGCGCATACGAGGTGTAAGCGCACTCGTTGCTTGTCTGATTGCCAGCCTCGCCAGGATCGCCCGTGTGCAGCGAAACGTGAAGGTTGGTCAGCGGCGATGACGAGGCGTTGTCCGCGATGTTTGCGATGCCTGTTGCGGTGAAGATCAGCAAAAGCAGATCGTTTTCAAAAGCGTTCGATTTAGACATGATGTGCGCCCCGAATGTTGTATGCTCTCCCCGTTGCCGTAGAAACTGAGAGTTGTTTGTTTTGGCCGAATGGCAGATGGCGTTGCGGCGCATAGCCGAGCTTGAGGGGCGATAGCCCCTTGCTCATGCGACCGCTCCCAGCGTGCGCTTGAAGGCGGCGAGTTCAGCGCGGGCGCGGTCAAGCTCAGCCATGACGCCGGCCGTTTCCTGCTTTGCGGCTTCGGCGGCCTTGGCCTCTTTCGCCTGAGCGGCGCGATACTCTGCGATCGTCGCCTCAAAGCTTTGCTTGGCGGCCGCGATGTCAGCTTCAGCGCTTCTCTTAATTTCAGCGACCTCAGACCGAGCGCCGGCAACGATGCTGTTGGCCTTTTGCGTGGCGGCTGAGACGGCATCGGCCGCGGCTTTCTCGGCCTCAGCTTGCGCGGCCTTCGCGGCAAGCGCCTTGTCGCGCGCTTCTTTCGCCAGATTGTCTTCAGCAAGGCGGACGGCCTTGGCCTTTTCGGCAGCGGCCAAGGCTTCGCGGCTGATCTGCTCAGCGCTTTGCGCCGCAGCGATCACCTCGGATGCCTTCGCGAACGTGCGAATAAACTGGCCCCATTGGGCAACGACGGCAGACGCCTCATCGAGCGTCATGTCTTTTGGCTGGCTCATCGCTGAGTTCTCCGGGCATAGATGCGAGCGCGCAGATTGCAGCCCGCGCCTGCGCCAGTGACGATGGCGCGCGTGCGGTACGGCGTTTCGAGAATGACCTTGAGGCCGGTTGCGGCGCCTGAGCTGGTGAACGTCAGGAGGTTGCCGAACACGTCATGCAGCGTGAACCAATCTTGGTTTGGCTCACCGTCAAGGCTGTTGGTGCCTTGGAGCGTGACCGTTGCGCCGTCGAACGTGCCCGCCACCGTAGCGCAGCGATCGCCCATAGCCGACGCGAAGATGGCGTCACCCTCACCGTCGCCGGTGAAATTCCAGCCCTCAAGCAGGCTGGTTCCAGCCTCATAGGGTTTGACCTTAGCGACCGTTGCCATTTGCGCTCCTGAGCGTCACGTCATCATCGAAATATTGGAACCTGGCTTACGCCTTGCCCTTGCCGGCTTTCTTGGCGGGCTTTGCCGCCTTCTCGTCACCGCCAAGGAGCGCATCGATCGCTTCCTTCAAAGCGGGCGGGCAGTTGGGATCTTCGCCAACGCCCGCGATGAACTCTTGCAGCGCAAGAATCTGATCGCCTTGGGCTTGGATCACGTTGTCCTTGGCGACGATCATCTCATCCTTGGAGGCCATCGAGCCTTGAGCGGCGTTGAGCTTTTCGATGAGGGCCAGCATCTCTTTGCTGTTGGCAGCGTCTGGCTTGGCGGCGGCCACTGGCGTAGGCGCTTTCGCGGCTTCGGCCACCGCGGCGCGACGATCGCCCCAGCCTTCAGCCATTGCAGCGTCCAGCGCCGCTTGTGTCGTCACAACGAAATGCACAACCGCAGCGCCCTCGGCGCGATAGAGCATCTTGGGAAATTCTTGCACGCTCATGCTGCTCGCTCCATGCGCCGGCGAAGCCATGCGCCAATGTTGCCCCAGTGGTGACGCCCTGCTGCGTCCACATGGTTCAGGTTAAGAAGAGGATCGAGCCAGACCTCCCCGCCGATCGCGCGCCACTCAGCGCAAAAGCGACCGTCTTCACCCCAGCCAATCGGCTGGTGGAAGTAAGCGTGGAAGACGTGGCCCTCGTGGGCGTAGGCGCGGTCTGGGTGGGCCTCACGCAGTTTGGTGAACACATCGCGCGACAGGCTGAGGAAGCCGCCAGGCAGCGCCGACACTTCGATCAAGCCCGTCTCTTCATCGCTCCAAAGTTCATCGCGCTCAGCGATCCACTCAATCGGGTAGGTTTCTTCGTCGCGCTTGTGGCGATAGCAGCCGCCGACGAAATCAGGTTTTGCGGTGGCGATCTTCAACAGCGCGCCGGGCTCCCAGGCCACGTCTGCATCAATGAAGACGAGCCGGTCGGCGTCGCTTTCCAGAAACTCGCGCACGAGCTGATTGCGCGCCTTGTCCACATAGCATGAGCCGGGGAGAAAGCAGACTTGCATCTCAATCCCCGCCGCGTTGGCGACCGCCTGCTCACTGAGCAAAGCGGTCGCCGTTTCGCAGCAGATTTTCCGGTCATAGGCCGGGATGGCTACGAAGACTCTCACGTTATGCGGAGCCCTTGATGAGGCCCAAGTTGACCAGCGCCGTTCGAACGGCGGTCTGGTGGGCAATGATCGTCGCCAGAGCGTTGGCGATGATGGTCGAGTTGTAGGTCGCGGTCAGCGCTGCAACGCCAGTGGTGAGGTTTGCAGTACCGCCCGAGGCGTCGGTGATGGCGCCTTGGTTCGCCGCAGAGGGCTGAACAATCGGGGTGGAGCCATAGAAGGCAACCTTGTCGCTGGCCGATTGGCCAAGACGCTGGCCATCTTCGCGGCCGTCAGAGTGTTGATAGATGTCAGACATGGGATGATCCCTATTCGATGTTGAAACACTGAGCGTTCGCGGGGAGAGTCGCCCCTCCCCGCTCTACGCTTAGGCGGTGCCGCTGAGGCGGGTCGCCAGACGCGCGTCAAGGCCTTGGGCGCCGTAGATGATGTCGTAGCGATGGTTGTGCTCATCGTTGCGACCATCCGAGTAACGCCAGTAGCGGAGCGACAGGCCCGAGTCGGCGTCGCGCTCGATCGCGGCTTCACCATTGAACGGCATCGGCAAGTCGGCCGAGACCAGAACATAAGCTTCACGGTGGAAGACAAGGTTCTGGGCGTAGCTCAAGCCGCCCGAGCCAACCAGCGTGATCGCGGCATTGTCTGCCGGCGCTGCGTCCACGTTCTGATACGCGCCCGAGATGATGATCGGGGGCGAGATCGTGATCGACAGTTCCGAAGCGCCACCCGTCGAGAAAGTCGCGTTGGCGCTGGTGACAACGAACTGTTGATCGTAGTCCAGCACTTGCTTCGTGCGCGGGTTGACAGCCTTCACGTTGGCGATGGTGATGACATCGCCCTTCTTGACCGTGGCGCCGTTGTTCAGGTCATCGATCAGGAGGCTTTGCGTGTAGGTCGTCATCACTGACGAGTAGGCCGAGACTTGGTTGGCGCCCTTAACGAGCGCGCCGCCTGCCCAATCGCCATTGGTGTGGTTGACAACCGACTGCGACCACACCGGATCAACGTCCGCAACCATCGGGATCTTGGCGCGCTCAACCGCGGCCTTGGTCATGTCCGATTGGAAAGCGGAGCCCGCCGTGAACGAGCCCGCCAGAGCGTAGCCGTCACGAACCGACAGAACGCCGTGGCGATCGGTCATCGGCACGGCCATGTCCGTCAGACGCTCCGGGCCTTTGAAGAAGTCCGTTGCGCTGTTGATGGTTTGGCCCGGCGTGCCAGCCCACGAATAGGTGGACTGATAAGCTGCCGTGAAGATGTCGGTGTCCACTTGCTGAGCAAGCTGGCCCATCGCGGCGTTGAGCGCCTTGTCGAGCAACAGCGTGTCCAGGCTGAGGGCCGCTTCGATGGAGGTGAACTTGTAGTCCACGCCCTTCTGCGTGCCGAGAGTGATGGACACTTCGCCTTCGAGCACGTCTTGAACGTCCGCGACGCGGCCGTCACGAACGGTGAACTCCGGGTGACGCTTGGCCTTAACGGTTTGACCCGCTTTGGCGCCGACGCGAGCGTACTCAGACGAATATTGGCTCGACACTTTGCGAGCCATGACGAGGTTGTTCTTGAGGAGGGCGAGGCCCGCCTTCGCGAACACCGTAGGTGTTGCAATAACGTTAGACATTTACCTGCTCCGGGGTCGGGCTCAGCCGCCCCATGAGGCCGCACGCGTCGCTTGGAGTGCCCTTAGGCGTGCCTCCACTTCGGCGGGCGTTGCGGTCTCCGCGTTAAACTGTGGCGCAGCCCCTGACGGTGTGACCGTAGGGATTGGCGCCGGTGACGGTTGAGGAGCAGGCCTTGGCGCGGGTGCTGGCGCTGCGGCGCGTTGTGAGCGCAGCAGCGAGACAGCCGCATCAATTCGTGCAATGGCGCGTGCGGCTTGAGCGTGGCTCATGCCCCGCAGTTCCTGCAGATCGAGCGGCATGTCTTTCAGACCACCGCGCCCGATAACTTCGGCTATCCAAACCGGGTTCTCGGACTCAGTGATGAGATCGACGGTGCTCGCTGGCAGGTGACGTGCTGCGTAGCGCAGGACTTCAGGCGCTCTGGCGAAATGCTCACCACCATCGCTTTCGGCTTGCACCTCAGCTTGGTCGAGCACGCCTTCAAAGCGTTGAAAGCCCTTCTGGAGTTCTTCGCGTGCAGCGGCTTCGCGTTGGGCTTTCGCCTGACGCTCGGCTTCCGCCCGTTGCTCCTCGCGGATTTCGTGCTTGGCGAGATCGGCCGCGTAGCGGGGATCGTATTCGCCTGCCGCGTAGTCCTTGGGATTGGGCGGGCCTTTCGGCGCTTCGGGAGCGGGTTGCTCCTGTGGCGCTGGGCGGCTCTGCGAGCGCAGCGCGTTTAGCTCGCCTTCAAGCCTTGCGGCTCGGAGTTCGGCTTCGCGTGCGCGGCTCGACAGATCGGAGAAGCGACGGTCGAAGCGTTGCCGCTTCTTGTTCGCCTCTTCTTCTGCCGCTTGGGCTTGCTGCTCCGGTGTAGGTCCCTCACCTTCAGGCTGCGCGCCGCCATCGACCGGAGGCGTTTGCCCCGGCTGAAGCTCAGACGCTTGTGGCGCTGCTGGTGACGGCTCTGCCGCCGGTGTGACATTCTCCTCTGACATTCCTGCTCCTCAGATCCCCGGCGGCGCTGCGCCCATACGGGCGTCGCCTACGACTGGCCGCGCGGCGGGGGCGCGCGGCGGCGAAACTGGTGAAAGGCCTGCAAGCGGATCAGCGCCTTGCGGCGCTCCGCGAGGCGGCATTGGGATGACGTTGTTCGGTGGCGGTGCGCCGGGTGGCATTCCGGGCGGCGGCATTCCGGGTGGTGCGCCTGGCATCCCTGGCGGCATCATCCCCGGAGGCATCCCCGGCATGCCTTGCGGCTGCGACGGGGGAAGCTGGCCGATCATCTCGCCGATCGTGCGTATCTCGGCGATGAAGTCGTCCGCGTCTGGCATGTCCACGAGCTTGGCGACGCGCATGAAGATCGAAGGCTGCGCCCACGGCGGGGCGGCCTTCGACATCTGCATCAGTATCTCTGCGGCCTTCTCGCGCTTGGACTGGTAGCTCGGGCCACGCGAACAGATGACGTGGTACTTGCCAAGGTTCAGATCGATGCCGTCCAGCTCCATGATCGCCGGCGCGTCGTCCTTGCCGAGGATCATGATCTGCTTGCGGGCCGAGTAGTAATGCGGGATCGCTGAAACCAGCTCGTTGCCCATCGACTCGATGGTCGAGTTCAGGTTGTCGAGATAAACGTAGGTCCCGGTGTCCACCTGAGCGTCGCGCGCCTGGATAGCGATGCCGCTGGTCTCATTCGAGCGCTTGCCGATGGCAGCGTCTTGAATGCCGGTCGTGTCCTTGATGCCGGTGAGCGCCAAGGCTGCGAGTTCAGACGGGCCTGAGTTCGCAGACGGGCCGCTGCGCTCTTGCGGTGCGCCCAAGCCCGGAATGTGATTGTAGGGCAGATACGGGACGGGCTGCTTTTGCGAGAGCACCCACACGTCTTCGTGGCCGTCGATCTGCTCGTCCGCCACCATGATCGGCGCCTTGGGCGCTTGGCTGACAAGCTCCAACATGGCCGAGCGTGCATAGTTGTAGGAGCGAACATCATCCTTGGCGTGGCGGACAATGCCGTGCTCAATGGTCTGGTCGCCAACGTCGATCTCTTCACCAACGCAGGTGAAGATCGGGATGCGCTGGCCCTTCCACTCGATGGGGCCGGCAAGCTGCTTGTCGCCGCCCCAGAGATACATGCAGACGGTGCGCTTGTAGGCGGTGCGCGACTGCACAACGTCAAAGCCCTGCTGGGCCATGACCTCAAGGAAGTGTTCGGCCTCAACGCCGTCGATCGTGTTGCCGCCAACGTCGCCGTCGATCTCAACCTCTTGGTTGGTCGGCTGCACCATCTGGACGCCCATATAGGTCGGGCGGGTGTGGGCTACGCGATAGCGCTGATAGGGCTCTTTCTTGACGAGCCATTCTTCGCAGACCGTGACGCGGTTGCCGTCGCCGGTGCGCCACCCATCAAGCTTGCGCTGGATGGCCTGAGCCTTAGCCCAAGCGGCCTCCCCTGCTTGCGGGTAGGCTTCGTCAAAGGCCTTTTTATCGACTTCGGAGGTGACGTAGCACCAGTTGGCGTCGCCCTTGTCGTCTTGCTGGGCGCTCGGGTCCCACTTGACCGAATAGACGTTGCGGATGGCGCGGATGCGCAGCTCAACGTCAAAGCTCTCATCGTCCGCATAGACCGGGACGATACGCATGTGGCCTTTGCCGACAGAGGCGGCCATCTTGCCGACGCGGGCGTAAACGCGCGGGGCTTGGCTCAGTCGCTCAATCGAGCGGATCAGGCCCTCGAATATCTCCGCGGCCTCAGCGGTCGCGTCGCTGTCGCCGGGCTTGCAAGTGATGCCGGGCTTGTTGCGCCGGATTTCCCCAGTGATCTGGGCCAGCAGCGGCGGGAGAATGTTGCCCGTGTAGATCGGGCGCCCGGCCAAGTCGCGCTCACGCAGCGCGCGCTCATCCCATTGGTTGCGCCCGCCCACAACGAAGAGGCCATCTTCATGCATGGCCTCTTCGTTGGAGCGGTCATGCTCTTGGGCGATCTTGAGGCGTTCACGGGCAACAGTGAGACGAGCGCTCTCATCGGCCTCAGCCGCGCGCTTTGCGTCTTCAGTGCCCGAATTGGGAATAGGCCCCATGCATGGGGCAATGCGTGTTTAGTTGGAACGGGGCTTGCGGGTGTTACGCTGCTGAGGCTTCGCGCACTCTCGCCACCCAGCCCCAGCCCACATCGATCATCCGCCAGACAATCTCGCAGGCTTCAGGATCGTAGCCATCGGCGCGGATGGCCCTGTGCATCTCTTGAAGCGCTCGCTCCTTCTCCTCGGGCTTTACGTTCCCCGTGAAAACAGAAGCCTTGGGCTCTGCGCTCCAGGCTATGCGGCAAGTCTCAGGGGGATTCCAGCGCTCTATGAGGATGGGCTTGGGGGCGCGTCTCATGATTACGTTCCCCAGAATGAGCCGCTTGCGGGCGGGCCTGCAGCCTTCTTCTTCTTCGGCGGGCCGCGCGTAGCCGCAACGATTGAGAGCAGCGCCACCGCATCCACTTGGTCGTCATGGGTTGAGGCTGGGAAGCGCGAAAGCTCCGCGATTAGCTCGTCAGCCCAATAGGCGTCCGGTGAGATGCAGAGCTTGCCGCTGGCGATGCGGGCTTGCAGCGTGCGGGCTCGCGTCGGCTTGTCGTGGATCACCGGGTACTGGACGCGGGAGACGTAGGCCTTCGGCTCCTGGGCGAACTTGGAGTCGATCTGAGGGCTGACGGCCTTGATGATGACGCCGTTCTCCTCGCCCCATTCGAGCGGGAGCCAAGAGCGGACCATGTTCTTCATCTGCTCGACCCAGACGTCAGTCGTGGTCTGCTTGCGCCATAGGTCAAGGATGTGGAGATTGTCGTCAGCGTCGAGCCCGCCAACCACATGCACAGTGTAATCGCCTGAGCCGTCCTTGGTGGCGTAGTCACTGGCGGCATAGACGCGAACCTCCGCGGTCGGCGGGGCCTTCGTCCGCTGGATTTTCCCCACGTCCAAGAACAAGCCTTCATCCGGCACGGGGTTCTGCTGAAACATGGACGCCCAGCTCCGCTTGTCGCCGGCGGCGACATAGGCCGCTTTCTTTTCGCGCAAGCGCTGCGCGTAGCCATACTCCCCTTCCCACAGAAACTCGCCAGGCGCACGGCCAAGAGGATCGTCTTGGCCTGCTTCAGCCGGGAGCGAGAGAACGTGCGTCGCGATGCCGTCGTCACGGGCAAGCAAGCGCCCGCCCAGATCATCTTCGTGCCAGCGAGTTTGTATGATTAGCTCAAGCGCGCCGGGGATCAGGCGGTTTGAGAAGTCATCCTCGTACCAGTTCCAAGTGGTGTTGCGGGCGCGCTCGCTGTCGGCTTGCTCGCGAGACGCCACGGGATCGTCAATGAGCCCCAGCCCCGCACGGAAGCCCGCGATGCCGGTCCCGACGCCTGCGGCAAGGTATTCTTTGCCGGTGTTGGTTTCCCATCGGCCTGCCGCCGTGCTGTCAGCAGAGAGACCAAAACCCAGTTCGTGGGCGTGCTCCTCTACTGTGTTGCGCACCTTGCGGGCAAAGCGCTCAGCCAGCGTGACCGTGTGAGAAGCCGCCAGCACATGGCCTGAGTTGCCCTGCGCCAGATACCACGGCGGGAAAAGGATCGAGGCATAGGTCGATTTGGCCGAGCCCGGCGGCATAAACACGAACAGCCGCCGGAACTCGCCGCGCGCTAAGCGCTCAAGCCGATCGATCAGGATCGCGTGGTGCGGCGCAGGCTCATAGCCACACGCTCTAGCCCATTCAGTGAGGCTTGCCCTGATCGCTCTCCGGCGCAGCAATTCCCTCGCTGCTGTCGGCGGACTCAACGCCGCTGAGGTAGGCGAGAAGCTCGTCATCGGTCATCTGCTTAATGTGGCGCACGGTCTGAGAGACGTGCTGGGTGGGCTTGCCGTAGCCCCGGTCGAGGATGTGGGCCGCTGCTGCAACGCGAGCCGCCCAAGGCGCATCTTCGGCCTCGCAGGCGTTGAGCAGCGTGTTGAAGGCCTTGAGCGTGTTCTCTCTGGCGAGGTCGCGAATCTCTCGGATCACCGCCGGACGGCCGCCAGGATTGCCCGATTGGCCGGGCTTCCACTGCGTCGCCTCGCGACCTGATTGAGACTTGCTCTCAGGTTTGGCTTCGGCCTCTGTTTTCTTGGTGCGCCTAGCCATTGTCGGGCTCGTTAACAATAAAGATCGGTGTGAACTGGAAGTCTTGGTCTTGGCCAATCGGGATCTGGAGGAGCGTATTGCCTGACTGCCATTGTTTCAGGAGTTCGGCTGCAAGATCGGCATGAATGGTCGGCGCGAGCATGGCAACAGGTGCGAAGGCAAAGCCGCTGGCGTCTGGCTCTTGGTTGAGCATGCGGGCCTTGTCGTTGGCGGTGTGATACGGGAGTTGGCCTGAGATGCTTTCCCCGGTGTTCGTGTCGATCACCTCGTAGCGTTCTTCAAAGCCGTCCTTGCCTGAGTATCTTGCGATGTAGCGTTTCATGCTGCGTGCACCAGTGCGAGGGTTGGTTGCTTGGGGCGCTTTGGCTCTGTGCGGGTTTCGCCAGAGAGGAGCGCTTCGAGAATGTCCTTGCCCTTGTCCAAGGTGTAGAGGCCTTCTCCCCCGTGGGTGGAGATGGTGATCTTCTTGGAGAGGCCAGCTTTCTTGAGGGCTGCGCGGATGTTGGACATATGGCGTTGAAGGCAGGCGATCTGGTCAACGTGGGCGGAGCCGCGGAGCACCAGGTGCTTCAGGATCGCGGTCTGCTTGACGGTGAAGCCGTTGGCCCGGAGCGATGGCTGCTTGCCTTGGTGGAGCAGCCGGTAAAGCTCATCGAAGCCTGAGACGATCTCGTAGCCTTCGCCTATCAGGGTCTCGATCTTGACCGATGGGGCGAGAGTCTTCAGCGCCTTGCAGAGTGCGGACTTGTGGCGGTGAAGATCGTTCATGTCGGCGTAGCGGACAATGCCGCAGGCAGCGAAGCGACGGACCAGCTCAGTCAGCGTATCAGTCAGGCCGGGGATCTTGGTGGTGGCGTCGCCTCTAGCGCCTCTGGCCCAAGCGGCATTGCGGACCAGAGCGGCGTTGACGGCCTCTAGCCGGTTTATGGTCTCTAGGGCTTCAAGCAGATCGCGCGGCTTTGCGCCGGAGAGCATGGCTTCATTGCGGGCTGCTGCGTATGTCTCTGTGGTGAGGCTCAAACTGCGATGCCCCGTTGCTTGTGTCGCATGGCCTCGCTGCGGCCGATGCCGATGAGCACATCTAAGCGGGCGACAAGCTCATGCACTTGGTTGACCAGATCGGAGATGCGCTCGTCATGCTTGGCGCGGCTGTCGTCTAAGACATCAAGGCGCTGGAAGACGCTTCTGAACTTCTCTTCGATGGATGCCTTCAAGGCTGAAAACGAAACCTCGCCGCCTATCTGCTGGTCTCCGCGCTTATCCCACCGCGCTAAAAAGTACCCAAGGACGAGGAGCAGCAGCGGGTTTGATAAGAACTCTTCCATCGTGTGCGCGCTTGCCCGTCTGGTCTTTGGGTAGCTTGCACAAACGCCATAGGTGGCGGAACGGGTCTTACAGCTTGATGATTGGATCACGCCACTACGGAACGGGCGAAGCCACTAACACAAACTTTACGCGCTGCGCTTGCCTGTGGCCGCTCCCCAAATCTCTTCCTTAAACATGGCCCGCTCTAGCCTTCGATGTAGCGCGCGCGCTTTGCTGGCGGCAATTCCAACAGCAGGCGAATGGCAAGTGCAGCAGGACCGCTTGGGCCTTCTGCGGCGTAGGTTTGCGCTGTGCGCGGGCTAACGCCCAAAACGGGAGCAGCCCCGACCTGACTAAGGCCAAGGGCTGCTAAGGCTGCGCGGTATTCTTCAGCGGTCATTTTCAGCGACCGCATTGACCGCATCACACGCCGCGCTGGTTACGTCATTACCATCTTGGTCAAGCACTCGGCGAAGATTGCCCGTATGCGCGGCCTGATACGATTTGCCAGCGGCTTTAAGCGAGCGATGTCTTGAGACTTCAGAGAAGTCTTTTTGCTCGACGTTGGCGTAAACGGTGTAGGTGCTCATTTGGTTTTGTTCCCGCCGCCCCGTGGATCATTCCCCGTTGGCGACACCCTCTATATACGCAGAAGCTGCGTAGGGGTCAAGCCCTCTTTTGCGCTCCCCAAACCTCTTCATGAGCAAGGGGGATGTCTTGGTCTCCGACGTGTCTCCAGCCTACTGTTTTCTTGCAGAAGGTGCAGGACATCACGGTTTCGCTCTGCGCTCGCTTGGCGTCCTTGAGCGTGGCGTTGATGGCAACGCGGATACGCTCTATGGGGCACTCAGCGCGGGGGCAGATCATGGGCTTTTGACTCGGCTATTAGATGCCGAAGCGCGGCAATGCGCGACGGGAGACCGTGCTTGCGCATGATCTTCGCCAACTCTTTGGCGTCATCAGGCTCAAGCCAAAGCGCCACCCGTTTCCGGGTGGCGTCCTGTTTCTTGTTGGCTCTGCGCTGGGATTCGCTGGTCATGCTGCCACCATCTCGCAAGAAAACCCGCGTCCGTGGTTCTTGCCGCCGCAAGAGCACTCACACTTCATAACGCGGCCAGTTGCGTTGATGCAGCGCGCGTCGCACTCGTGACGCGAGGGGCGGGCCTTCATCTCAATCTTGCGGGTGGCGGCAACACGAGCGCCCTCTGGCGTCAGGCCAGAGAAGTGATGCGCCGCCGTTGAAACGTGACCGTCGTGCCAGACATTCGTCAGCTCGCTGGTCGTGCCGTTGATGTCTGCGAAATACTTGAACGTCGCCATGTTTGCCTCCTGATGCAGCGGATATAGGATATCCTATACTCGCTGTCAAGCGGCTCACCCCCCTATCCCCTTCATCAAGACCTTCAACTGCGCTGCGTAGAGACGAGCGCGGACTTGGTTTGTGGCTTCGTTGGTTTCGTTGAAGTCGGCTTGTGTTGCTGCCGGGACGGACAACGCCGTCATGGTCAGCCGCGAGGCTTTGTCTTCGCCATCAGCGATAAGCTGCCCTAGCCGGTCAGCAAACTCATCTATCGGCACTGTGATGTGCTCTGGAGGTTCGCGATTTGGGCGGGGGAGAGAATGGAGTTCGCCGGTCATGCTGCCCCCTTCAGCGCTAGCGAAAATTCCCACCGGATTTTTTCCGCCGCGTCGGGAGCGGCCCCGTTGAGATTGGACCGATAGTCCCTTCGCGTGCCAACGCGCGGCTTTGAGCGGTCGCGAGCCCGCGCTTTAGAAACGGCGCCTTGCGTCCAATTAGATGCTTTGTAAATCGTGCCTGTATGAACGGCGGAGTCTTGGTATGAAATCAGCCGCTCGATCTCGGGATGGTGCAATTTAAAATATCGGCTCATTCGCCCCAGCATGAACGAGCATGTATTTCGCGGTGCGTCTGGAGCCGCTGCTAGTCTGCGTAGTTCCAGCCATGTCTGCGGCAATCCACGCGCGCTTGGATTGTTCCACAACGCGACTGCATACGTGCGCCCCTCAAACGAGGCAGAGAATGCAAACATCCACGGCCCGCTCTGGGTTTTTGGAAGCCTTGAATGCCACGCTTCGACCAGTCCGACTGCGTGGTCCTTGTAGCACACTTTCACCGTTAATTCTCTTGCCCTGTCCACGATCCGACTTGCTGGGAAGTCCAGCAGCGGAAACTCATACCGAAGGGGGGAGTCACGTTCGCTCATGCTGCGTCCGCAAGTCTGAGAGGCTGATACGAAAACGCCGCGCAGTGCTCGCAATAGACGCCATGCGTCGCGGGCTTGCCGCAAACCAAGCCTTGGCTCCCGCTCTCTTCCCCGATGAACATGGCGCAGTGCTTGAAGTCCACATGCTTTGACCAGGGCATGTTCCAGTCGCCGCGCGCTGGGCCCTCTGAGCGCTTCCAAGCGATCGGCGCTCTTGGCTGCGAGAATGGCTTAGGCGGCTTCGCTTCGCGCGCGATCTTCGGCGGGCGCTCGCGGCGGTTCGACAACGCTGAGGCTTGCCGCTCGCGATTGCCCCGAAGGTGCGACGGCGCTTCAAAGCCAAGCCGATCGCATTTCGAGATCACGGAGTTACGGGAGAACCTACGGCCCGTAAGCGCGGTCAGATGGCGAGCGATCTCGCTGCAAGCCAGCCCTTCAACAAGCCGCAACCGGCGCAAGAGTTGAACGCATTCCTCTGTCCAGGGGCTCTTCGTGATTTTCATTTCAAAGCTCCTGCTCGCTGGTCATTGACGAGCCTTCTTCTTCTTCGTCGTCGCCAAACCATTCTTGATGGCTTGGGCTCCAAATCAGCCAACAGATCGCCAACGCGGCCCATGCCGCCATGCAAAGGCCGAGAGCAACTTGGATGCTCGCGTAGTCGTGCGCGCCAATCGCTTGGAGTTCTGCGGCGACCCCGAAAAGGTAAAAAGCGCAGAGCGTCGCTAACGGAAGTGAGATCGCCATTACGGCGCGGCGCCACATCACGGTTTCAAGCTCCAAACATGCCGGGGAGATTTAGCGTGATACTTGAGCGGCATGGTCTCTCGAACGACTAGGCCATCTGCTTCGAGCCGATTGAGATCAGCGTTCAACGTGCTGAGGTTGATGTTGGTCTTGCGGCCAAGCTCTCTGAGAGAAACATACGGGCCATAAACCTCGATCGCATTCACGATCAGCCACGCCCGGGCAGAGCGCTCCCGGGATGACTTGGCGTTGTGCGCCTCGTTGGAGCAGCGCGCGATCGGGTCAGCGATGAAGCTCATGGCACATCCCCTTCCGCGATGTTGGAGAGAAGCGGGCCAATCATGCCGCGATAGGCGTCCGTGTTCTTGCGCTTCACATAGGCGAACACGTTGCTCTGGAAGATGCCGTCAACGGCTTCGGCCACCTTGGCGGCACAGGCCTTCGGGTCGCGGCTGATCTGCGAGCCTGAGAAGCGGATGATGTTGAAGCCCTGCTCCGAGACGACCTCGATGGTGCGCTCGTTGTCGTTGGCCTTCTGCTCGACGCTCGAATGATACTCGTGACCGTCGCACTCGATGCCGAGCCTGATTTCCCACGGCTCTTGCAGCGGCGTCACGATGTAGGCGAAGTCAAGTTTGCGATCACCGACGCGATACTGGGCATAGAGCCGCGCTTCGCGCTCACGATCGCCCGGGCCTTCGTACCGCGGAGACAGGCACTGCGGCCAAATGAACATGAGCGGCGCCAGCAACAGGCGCTCTATGGGGCTCTGGCAGTTTGCAGCCAGGTCCGCATAGGTGTTCTCAGCCCAGAAGGCGACCGTCTGCTGGTGCTCTTCTATGCCCTCGCGCAAGAGCGATGAAATGCGCGCCTCAATCGTCACGGCGATTCTCCGGTGGTTTTGCGTAGCGTTTTGGTTGGGTGCGCTCTTCCCAGTGCTCGGCTGAGGAGTAGCGGCCGGTGTTGGAGTCGAACGATGCGTAAGCGTCGCCGGGCTTGCCCATGATGCGGTGGTTCTTTTTCTTCCAAGCCCGGATCAGGACGCGCGTGGACTTTGGATCAGGCATCCAGTTTCCGCTGTCATCATCAAGGATGAGCGGCGGCGCGCGGTGGACCGTGACGCCAAGATCAACGCCGTTGAACCAGTGCGCCGAGCCGCTGATCTCGTAGCCTTCCGGCATGGCGTAAGAGCCATCTTCCATCCGGCGCTGCTTGCTGGGGTGCGCGACAATCGCAACGTGGACATCGAACGTGCGCGCGAACGACTTGGCGCGGCGGATGCTGCGCTGGATGTAGGTCGTCTCTGGCTCGGCATTGGTGCGGGCGTGCTCGATCTGAGACCACGGGTCCAAGATCACGATGCGGCATCCGTCCCGAACAACGGCCGTGCGCGCGCCCTCGAAGAACCAGTCAAGGTCAGCATCGAAGAACTCTTCATTGCCCGGGCCGACATAGCCGTCCGAGACGATGAAGGTGATGCGCTCTTGCACCCACTGGCGGGCCATCTCGCGCTCTTGATCGGTGGCGTCGCTTGCCGGCTTGCCTAGATGAAAGCCGGTGCAATCCTCCAAGTACTCGCGCTGAGGCGAGGCCTCGAATGTGCCGTGAGCGATGCGCGTCCCGTCGCGGTCGGAGATTGACCACACGATCGCGTTCAGCAGCGATGACTTGCCGTGCCCGGGGATGCCCGTCCAAACCGAGAGATGCCCCGGGCAAATCGGCAAGAGATCATCGATCGGCTTGTGGATGTGCGAGCGCCAGGTTTCGAGCGGCGGCAATGGCGGCAGATCGAAAAGCTTATGGACGCCGGCGACGCGCACCCACTTTGCGCCATCAATGCACGCGCGCACGCCTTCGGCGCCGTGCTTCAGCAGGACATCGTTCAGATCCTTGCACCCGGGCGGATAGCTGACGAACTGGCAGCGCGCCGGCCCTAGCAGGCTCGTTAGGTCCGTGAGCGTCGCCGCCCCTACCCCGTCGCCATCGGTAGCGATGATGACGTGCTTGATCTTATCCAGCCCGGGTTGCGCCGCGGCGATGCAGGCGTACTTGCCTGACGTGCGCGCCTCCGCTTGCGCTTGCGCGTTGCCGCCGCCCGGGATCGAGAGAGTGCGCCAGTAGCCAGCTTGGATCGCGGCGATCGCGTCGAACTCGCCTTCGGTGATGATGAGCGGTTGATCGGCCAAGCCTTCATCAACGATGCAGTCGTGACGCCAGAAGACTTGTTCGCCGCCTTTGTCTTGGCGGAAGTCCTTGGCATCGATTGCGCGGAACTTGCGGTTTACCCGGGCGCCGGCGCGCTCATAGGGGATCGCTAGCCACTCACGACCACCGCGATCTGGGCCGCTTGTTAGCCCCAGACGTTCGCACAGTTCCGTGTCCAAGCCACGGGCTTCTAGGAACGCTCGCGCGGTAGCGCTGAGGCCGCTTGGCGGTGTCGCCGCCTTCAGGGTCGCGTTCATCAGCGCGATCCTTCCAGCCGCAGTTGTGGCAAAGGAAAATCGAAACCCCAGGATCGATCCAGCCCGACGAAGATTGCGCCGGTCCAGTCGTCACGCTGAGGCAGTGATCGGTTTTCTTCTTGCGAAGATGGCTGCAGCGCGGACAGGTCTGTTTCCAGCTCTTGCCCGGGCCGCGCGGCTTGATGCCGAAGTCGGAGAGTTTGCTCATCGCGCATCAGCCTACGCCCACCATCGGCGCGATGCCGTTGGCGCCGTATGGGCCGTTGCGGCGCGGTCGCGAGTCCCAAGATGCGGTCGGTGACGGCGTTGTGGGCGCCGGCAATCCAGCCAAGCGGCGGTCGCGGATTTTGACCGCGTGCTCTTCGAGCAGCGTCCATGTGCCGAAGCGCTGGCCGCGCCGACGGAACGAAGCCGCTAACCTGTCTGTGGCGAACTCGATGTCCTCCCAGGTGCAACCGCCGCGCAAGAGCCGTGTCAGCTCTGCGCCGCTGTGAACGTCGCCGTGGGTCGGGTTGCAGCCGTCGCCAGCTCGGGCGATCAGCGCATCGATCATCGCCTTCGATACGATCAGATCAGATCTAGGTATTGTAGTATTAGAAGGTTGTGTTTGCGCGCGCGCGCCCGTGCTTACATCCCCGCGAGGCGGGTTATCCACAGACTGACCCGTATCATTTGGCGCAGTCGGATCACCAGCGATACGGGTGGTCGGATCATTGGTGATACGGGTTATTTGGGTCGTATCATTAATGATACGGGTAGTCGTATCACCAGTGTTACTAGTCGCATCAGTGATACGGGTCGCGGCGTCCGCTTCGAGCACGCGCACGGCGTCCATGATACGGGTCGAGATACGGAGCTTGCTCGGCTTTCCCTTGACGGTTTCCCGCTCAACAATGCCCAGCTTGACCAGAGCGTCGATCGCCCGGGCGACAGTCACGACGGTCTTGTTGACCTTCGCGGCCATGTCGGCGCGCTTTGAGTAGCCCTTCAAGATGAGCCCGAGCACGCGGAACTGAGTGCTGGTGATACGGGTGTCGTCAGCGAAGTGGAGGAGAACGGCGCAGCTCATGAGCGCGCCCCGATTTCACATTGCATCCCCCCACCGTGCTCCCCTGTTTGGAACGCGGCTTGGGCTTGTGATTGGAGTTGAGACATTTCCTCAGCATGGGACGCGGGGTCGCTGAGGCGGGGTTGCACAGATCGACTGTAATTAGCGGTGGCGTCGGGCTTGACCGCTATCTTGTGCGTCGCCGCGTCGGGGTGTATATAGGTTGTGCTTCGCACGGTTCTTCCTCGTGTGTTGATCGCGCTGGGCGGCGCGAAAAATTGGTCTCTGCAAGGGATCGGAAAATCGGAGCGCGTCAGCCTTGTCCGCTGGCGCGCTCCTTTCGTTTACGCGGCCGCCTCCTGAGCGCTTGCGAGCGCAGCATCTTCAATCATCGCTTCGATGTGCCGGCGCGCGAGGGCGCGATCACCAGCGCCAATAGCGAGGATCGCCATGCGTTGATGCTTGTCGGTGAAGCCTTCGGCGGCGCGGTGAAGCGAAGCGACCAGAGGCTCTGTCTTGCAGAACGAGAGCGCATTGTCGGACGTGTCAGCGCGATCGACGTACCAGAGCGCCTTGCGCAGATCCTCGATGGTCGAGCCCTTGAGGCCAGCACGAAAGATGTACTTGATCGCGTTGCCTTCACAAAAGGGCAACTGCTCAACAAGCTCGATGCACTCGAAGCCGTCCGCGCGCTGATAGTGCTTGGGATGATTTACGGGATCGCTCATGCGTGAGCATCCTCTGAGCGCTGACGGCGTTTGCGCGGGGCTGAGACGTGAGCACGCATCGCGGCCTTGGCTTCCTCGCGCGTGTAGCAAAGGCGAGCCTGTAGCTGCGCCAGCGCTGCGTTGAGGATGTTGGCCGCTCTCTCGTGAACGCCAGTGTCCTCAAAGAGAACGCTGATCTTGTCGCGGTCTTGTTCTGGGGTCATTTCAAAGCCTCTCGATTAAGGCGTAATGCTTTCGCCATTTTCTCTCAGAAAGATGGCGGCCGTTTTCGTCTGTGGTGACGTAAAGAAGCTCGTTGAGGATGAGAGCTTTCGCTTCGTCCTTTGCGCGTTGCTTAGCTTCGCGCTGCACGTCGTAGAGCGTGACGTGACCGGGGATTTCCCCGAAGTTTGGGAAGTCCGTCATGCGGCCCTCGCGCGAGGGGTATGGTGTTGGCCTTTGAGCGAAATGCCCAAGCGCTTTGTGTGCCTGCACACGCAAGGGCGAGAGACATTGTTATCGTAAGCCACCTCTTTCAGGGTAAGCCCGCGCTTGGCTGCGTCAGCGAGAACAACAGGCCAGTCCGCAATCGCGCGCCGTGTTGTCCCTTTCGGAAGATCGATGCGATAGAAGCTGCACCACTTGGAGACAGTCGGCGCTGAAACGCCCTGCTCTCTTGCGACTTGAGCGCGGTGAATCCCGCGAGCCTTCGCATCGCGCATGATGGGGAGCCAATCGCGTGTTGGAGTGAGAGGCATCAACGCGCCCCCCGGAAAGGAGCAACATCCTTTGATGTCGATTGCGCCGGCGGCTCTTTGTATCCGCCTTGCGCGCGCAAGAAGGTCACTTGCTCGCGCTCGATGTCGCGTTGACCGCGGTAGCCCCAAGCCAAGCCAGTCGCGCCAGCAGCGACGGCCAGAAAAACCAAATGCCAAATGTCCATTCGCCCCTAGCTCCTGTTGTCGGAGATTCCACCAGACCGCGCCGCTATGCTTTCGTCGCGGAGGCGACCTCGCGTGTCGGCATCAGTGCGATCGACGCGTACTCTTCGGGTGTGAGCGTGGCGGCGAAGGCTTCGGTCTCCGCGAGCACTCGCTGATAGAACTCGATCTTGTTGCGGAGCGCGGTCATGCCGCCGTCGAGACCCCATGACTCGATGAAGTACGTATCGCTCACGGTTTGCGCGGCGCGCGCGATGAGAGGATTTTCTGGCTGCTCGCTATTCAAGGCCATTGCTTTTCTCCGTTTTGTGATCGGTGGTTTCGCCAAACGCTGGCGCCAGCGCCCCATCTTGCGATCGGCGTTGCTCTGCATGACGTGACGATGCGCTTTGCTCACGCGCCCTCCTCCACGCTTTTCCGAAGCCCTTCGCGGTGATGAACACCGTCTCGTTTTTGATTGTCGCGAGCCCAGCGCGGCGAAGCTCAACGCACTGCTTGCGGAACGCGTCGCGGTGAATGGTGTCTGGCGTGATGCGATGGCCCGTCATGCGAGAGGCACGCAGGATCGAAAGCACGTTGGATTCGGTGATGCCGGGAGCCATCACTACGCTCCCCCTTGACGAGAAAAATTGGACACGCTTGGATTGTTCCCTGATGGGAACAACGGAGGCTTGGAATGTCGATCGCGGCTTTGAATGCGCGCCTTGATGGCTCGGCTGCGCTGTTCAGCGAGCTTGTTCATCTGGACTGGGATGGCCCCTGCATACTCATGAAGGGCCGTAGCGGCGAATACATCGCCAACGGTCACATGACGCCCGCGTTCGCGCTCGATCTCTACACCCGGCTTGGCGTGCTGTTGGCGCGGCCAAGCGCCGAAGTGCATTTGCTCCAAGAAGGCAAGCCGATCACGGCTGGCACCCTGCCCCGCCCCGCTAAGAGCAAGAGCAAGAGCAAGAGCAAGAGCAAGAGCAAGAGCAAGAGCAAGAGCTGAGGCAGTCATGCCACCGGCTCCTCAGCCCTTACGAAAGGGCGCTTGGGGGCCTTCTTGCCAGCCTCCGGCTTTTTCTTCCGCGCCGCGTCTGGATTTGCCGCGAGCCAATCCATGCGTGCTTTGTTAAGATCGGACGGCGTAACGACCCCTTTGGTCGCCGCCTCGATCGCCGCCGCGGTCTCCGGGGAAAATCCCCGCTCTCCCTTGGCGACCTTGTAAAGCCACTTCGGGTCCAGATCGGCCTCGCGCGCTACGTCCGCGACGGTCAGGCCAAAAGACTCACAGTATTTGAGAAGGGAGAGACTCATGGTAAGGCAGTGTGCATTATGCCCACCCCTCCGGTCAAGCCCCACGCCGGCCCTGTCGCCTCCTCTGCCAACGACAGCCATGCGGGAGGTTGGCACAATGGGCTATGCCCAATAGAACCCGCTGGTATCTTGAAGAGTGGCGACGCCACCGCGAACTCTCGCAAGAGGCGCTTGCCGATCGCGTCAATGACATCACCGAATCATGGGGCGACGCCGCTATGAAGCTGTCCAAGTCCGACGTGTCGAAGCTGGAACGGGGCAAAAGGCGCTATAACAGCGACCAATTGCGAGCCTTTGCCATCGCGCTGAACTGCGACGAGGCCGATCTTGTGGCCTACACCCCGGAGCAAGCCGACGAGATCAAGCGCATTGTGGGCAAGATCGTAAAGCGCGGACGCGCCACGGATTTACGCCTTCTTAGAGCGATGGCGACCGATGAAGAGGATAACGGCGACGTTGCCTGATTCACCAACATCCTAACAACAGGTTACTAACCGGAACAAAATAAGTGGGCGCTGTGCCCACTTTTTTATTGACGGCATGGTTGGCGTATTGCACACTCGCTTCATCAACAGATGGAGCCGCCCACTCCCATGCAAAACGAAAACGCCCCCGAAATCGCCACCCGCTTTGAGCGCGTTACCTGCTCGCGCTGCGGCGGCTCAGGCTCTTACTCGTACTGCCAGCGCTACGGCAGCACCTGCTTCAAGTGCGCTGGCAAAAAGGAAGTTCTGACCAAGCGCGGCGCTGCTGCCGCCCTCTACATGAACAACCTGCTTTCGCGCCCCTACGCTGAGGCCAAGGTTGGCGACACCATCCGCTGTTCCGGCGTGACCGTTGGCGGCGGCGTCTATTCCTACTGGGGCAAGATCGTTGAGATTGAGCGCGGCATCCAGCGCGGCGCGTCATCCGATCCAGTCACTGGCGAGATGATCCCCTACGAGCATGAGACGGTTACGTTCGTGACCGAGAGCAAGCGCTTCGGTCGCTCCGCCTACACCATGTTCGCCTCAAGCCTCGACCAGACCGTTCGCTTCGCGGCGAGCGCCGAGGAGAAGCAGGCCGCGCTCGCTGCCGCCCTCGCCTATCAGGCGACGCTCACCAAAACCGGCACGCCGCGCAAGCGCGCGCTCGCCTTCGCGGAGGCCGCATAATGACCGACACCAACGTCATCCCCCTACGCCCCCGCGCTGACGCGCCGGTTCAGCCGATCGTCCACTCTCTCCCGCCGCTTCGGGATGCCGTCTTTATGGCTGGCATGGACGCGGCTGCAGACGATGACCGGCGGCGAGTGAACTTCGAACGGATTGCGCGCGATGTTCGCGCCGCCAAGGCCTCAGCCGATGAAGTCGTCCAGCTCTCCGACATTCTGGACAAGGTAGCCCAACGGGCGCGCGAGCTTGCGCGCTTGTCTGGCCGCTCTGCGCTCCAGATCGTTGCCCAAGACGCTGAGAGCCTTTCTGAGCGTCTTGTTCATATCGCTGCTGATCTGCCGGAGGGCGCGTGATGTCCCGTGAGATAACGCACCGCTGCGACCGCTGCATGCTCACGTTTGAGCCGTTGGCGCTGCCCAAGCGCGAAGATCGCTTACGCATCTTCTCGCCAGTTCTTGATGGCGAAATGGACCTGTGCGGCGACTGCTTGGCTGATCTTGATGCGTGGGTTCGTTTCCCGCTGGAAGACGACAGCGACGCAATCGACTCAACTACGGGGCAACCAGCATGAGCCTCGACACAGAACGCTTTGAGCACGAGGCCACCGAACTCAATGAGCTTGGCCGTCTCGAATTAGCCGATGAGCTTGAAACCATCGAGCGCGCCAAGGCCGATCTTCTCAACGAGATCGACGTGGTTGTCTCCCGCATCCGCGCCGCTGGCTCTCGCTACTTCAACCGTTGGGATCGCGCCAAGCGCGCTCAATGCCTGACCATTGATGAAGTCATCTCTGACTTCCGCGCCAACGTGGAAGCGAGCTTTGACGATCTGGTTGACGCCGACGAACTGCGCCGCGTGCGCGCCCTTGCTGATGGAGGTTCCGATGACTGAGCGTAGCATTCTCATGTCCGATCTTGAGCGCCAGTGGCTTGAACACTGCCACGCCGAAGAAATGCGCAAGGTGACTTGGCGCAACGCTAACGCGCCGCACAACCATCCTGATCGCATCGCTGCTCGCGCGTCTGACAACGCGAAGGCCATGATGCGCTTGCTTGAAGCGCGTGCAGCATGAGAACCACCGACTATCTGTCCGAACGCGAGCGCCAAGACATCCGCGACTCGGGCCGAGGCCACCTGATTGACGGAAGCCCTCGCCCATTCCCGAACGATGACGACTACTGGCGGCGTGTGGATGAAGCGCGCGAGCGCGCGAAGGATGAGCCTGCTGAGAAGGAAGTAGACGACCAATGACCGCATTCGACAGAGAGCGCCGCCGTGTCGAGCGCCTACTTGCCGAGGGTCAGATGACCAAGCGCGAAGCAGAGCGCCGCATGAACGCGATCAACCGCGCGGAGCGCCGTCTTGAAGTGTTCGAGGAGCGCACGGCTCAACGTGAGCGCCATCTCGCAACGGCCCGCCTCCGCTATCGCCTCAAAGCATCTCAGGAGATTTTCTGGTGCTGACAGAAAATGACATCGCCGTGGCCTTCGTGCTGGCGCCCGTTCTCGCGCTTGGCCTGCTTCTCTGCATGTGCCTGCTTCTTATCGTTGCAGAGCAAGCAACAGAATCCCGCCGTATGCGGGAAGAGAAAGCCCGCCGCGAAGCTGAACTCGCAGGCTTGAAGGCTTCTTACACTGATCCAAAGAGGGAGATCGTGGTTTGAGCGCGAGCACGCATAAGCGCCGCGCCGCCAAGCATGGTCGAGCCGTCGAGAACTTCTCCGACGCGGAGATTTTCGAGCGTGACGGCTGGGTCTGCAAGTGCGGCTGCGGCGTTGCGTGCGATCGGTCGAAGGTTGTCCCGCATCCTGACGCGCCGAGCTTGGGCCACATCATCGCCCTCGCCTGCGGCGGCGATCACGTTCGCTCTAACGTCCAGTGCGAACGCTGGGGCTGCAACAAGCGCAAGAACAACGAGGAAGACACGCCTCGCGCATCGAAGATCAAGCGCCAGCGTCGAGACACAGGCCAGCAAGCGCGCCGAGACAGGCGCAAAGCAGAAGGCCTTCCGGCCCTTATCCAAGGGAAGACGAAGATCGAGAGCAAGGGTTTCGACCGCTCTCTGAAAAAGAAGATGAATGGCGAGGTTATTAGACGTGGCTGATACTGGACAAGAGATTGTGCGCAAGGCGCCGGTGAGCGTGGGCGGCAAGGTCGGGGCGCTGATCCCGCAGAGCTTCGATGAAGCCTATCGGCTCGCGCAAGTGCTGGCCGCGTCGGGCATGACGCCGAAGGACATCAATACGCCAGAGAAAGTCATGGTCGCGATCATGGCCGGGGCTGAAATCGGCATGGCGCCGTTTCAAGCGCTGCAGAGCTTTGCCATCATCAACGGTCGCCCGAAGCTTTGGGGCGATGGGATGATGGGTGTGGTTCGCGCGCGCGGCGTGAAGGTGAAGGAATATTTTTCCGGCGACGGCGACGCAATGATTGCTTGGTGCGAGGTCACGCGGCCCGACACTGGCGAACAGACTGTGCGGTCGTTCTCAGTCTCAGATGCGAAGACCGCTGGCCTCTGGAAGAAGCAAGGCCCTTGGACAACCTACCCGCCACGCATGCTTCAGATGCGCGCCCGTGCTTGGGCCCTGCGTGACGGCTGCGCCGACATGCTGGGCGGCATCCAAATGGCCGAGGAAGCCCAAGACGTTGAGGTCATCGCCAACGAGCCAATCCCCTTCATCAAGGGCGCCGAGAAAGACGCGCTTGTTGAAGACTGGAACGCTCGCATGCGCGCCTGCACCGATCTGGACGACATCACGCACATCATGGCCGAGGCCGAGGAAAAGCGCGGCCTGCTTTCTGCCAACACTTGGGATGGGCTTGAGCACGTCGCCGCTCAAGAGAGCGAGCGCATCGCCGCCGGCGTCGCACCGAAAGCGCCAGAGCCCTCCCCGTTTGAAGAGATCAAGGCGCAAGGCCTGGCGTGCATGGAGGCCGCGAGCCTTGCTGAAGCGCAAGCGGCCTTTGCGAAGTTTCTGAGCCGCGCCAACGCGCGCACCAATCTCATGCGCTGCAATCCTTCTGAGCGCGACGAGATCAAGACGCTCAAGAAAACCATCAAGGCGGGCATTGATGCTCGCTTCTCGAATCCCGCTGGTCATCAACCGCCAGCAGGAGAAGGCGCGTCGGCTCCTCTTCTTAGTCTCAACACCACTGTAGGGGGCTGCAGTGGAAGTCGATCTGGCGCGCCTTCAATAATTCAAGGGAGCAAAGAATGAGCGAACTCTTCGAGGCGGTCCCAGAGTATCCCGATCACTGCTCGCGCGCTGGCGCGTTGGCCCTGAAGATCCGCATAGAGGCTTACTGGCGAGAGCGCGGGCATATCGTTCACATCACGTTGCGCGAAGCTGGCTTTCACGCGGCGATCCGTGCGAACCGCTATGACATCCGCAGCGATTTATTTAACGGCCAGCCAATGCCTGCATCCGTGAAGCGCAGAGAGGCAGCATGAGCGCCGGCGAACTTACGATGGCTTTTCTAGCTGCTGACGCAAAGCGCAGAGCCACCGCGGCAATCCGCGAGAAAGCCCACGAGCAGCTTGAGATTTGCGCTCGCGCTTTTTTAGACGGAGACGATGACATCGCAGAAGCCGCTGCAGAGCGCTTTCTTGAGCGGGTCAAGTTTCTTCGCGCGTCAGTCTAGAGGTAACAATGTTCAAAGCCACCACCACCGCGCTCGCCGTCGCGCTCCTGTCCTACGTTCCGCAGGCCTCAGCGCAATCTTACACGACCGTCCAATATCTCTACGGCAAATGCTCCATGATGGCGGCAGTTGACGGCGGCTATGCCAGCGAAGTTGAGTCAATGGGCGCTGCTCAGTGTTTGGGTTATGTGCGCGGCGCGATGGACGCCTATCAAGTGCAGCAATGGGTGCGCAATGAGGAGCTATTTTGTCCCGGCATAAACCTCACCGCAGGGCAGATCGCCGAGTTGTTCATGGCGTGGGCGCGCAGCCGCCCCCGTGAATGGAATCGCGGAGCTGCCGAAGGGATCGCTCTAGCCTTGGCCGAGGTGTGCGTGTGATCGAAAGCAAGATCCAAGGGGGGCGTTGAATGAAAGACGTGATCGACCCGGTTGAGGCTCTGCGGAAGTGCCGCGATACGTTCATGCACTACGCGGAGTTACAGCGGGGCTAACCCTTCCTCTTCTGAGGCTTCACGGGAAACCAAATAGAGATTTGAGATGAACGCAGCGCTCCTCCCAGTTAGCGAGGCCTTGGTTGACTCCATGGCCGCAGACATAGCCGATGTGGCTCAGCGCATGCGTGATCTGAAGCCAGAGGCTGACGCTCGCTTTGAAGCAAGGCTCGCAAGCAAGCGCCCACTTTGGCCGAAGGAAGTGGCGCTTGTCTTGAACAAGACCGAGACCAATGTCCGCGAGATGGCGCGCGCTGGTCGCTTTGAGGTGACGTGGCTGAGTCCGCGCACCTTCCTAGCGCCCTACCCCGGCGTGTGGCGCGCAGCGACCGGACTGCAGCGCTATCACGGCCTCATGCACCCAGACGACGAAGTAATCGAGCTGCCAAGTCGCCCCTATGAGCGACCGTCGGGGCCTCGCGACTTCGGCGGCTGTGTTTACTACATTCGCGCAGTCACCACAGGCTTCATCAAGATCGGCATCGCGATCGATTTCCGTAATCGCTTTCGTGGGCTTTGCAGCGCTTCGCCAGATAAGTTGGTTGTGCTTGCCGTGGTTGAAGGTCAATACCGCGACGAAGAACAAGCGCTCCACAAGAAGTTTGCCAAAGAGCGATCACACGGCGAGTGGTTTCATCCCAGCAAGCGCTTGATGAAACATATCCGCGCAATTCAGCTTCAAACAGACAGCCCAGTTGTTCGCTCGCAATGGGAAGTGGCTGAGTGAGTGATTGGCCCATCACCGACAAGGAGGCGGCGCTGCGCTTGCATCAGAGCTTGCGTGCGTTCCGCGCTTTCCTCGATGAGCGCGAAGGCTTGTGCAACGTCATGCCTGGCCGAAAGATCAGGCGTCGAACGATCAGCCGCATCCAATTTGAACGGATTGAAGAAGCCCTCGCAGCCAAGCCAGTGAAGCGCAAATGTCCCAAGAAAAGCTCCGCCTCCGCCTCTACAAACACCCCCGTTCGGGGATCTGGCAAATCCGCGGCACCTACCTTGGAAGAAACTTGGATGAGAGCGCAGGAACTCGTAATGAGCGAGACGCGGAAGGCATCCTCGAACGGCGCAAGCGGGACATCTACGAAGAGGTAGTCCTAAACAAGCCGCGGCCTCGCAGCTTCGCTGAGGCGATGATTGGCTATGTGAAGGCTGGCGGAGAGAAAACCTTTCTAGCGAAGATCAACGCGGCGGAAATCAAGGTCGATGGTGCGAAGCGCATCTTCGGACAAATGCTGCTCACCGAGATTGATCAGAGCGTGATCGATGACCTCGCCGCTGCAATTTATCCCAACGCCAAAGACGCGACTAGAAATCGCCAGCTCTACACGCCGGTGTCCGCCGTTCTTCAATACGCCGCCGATCAGACATCGTGGGGCTTTACGAAGGGCCGCATTCGCAGGCCCCCTACTCCGCTCGGCCGCGTTGACTGGCGCACACCGAAAGAGATTCAGTGGTGGCTCGATAACGCAGGGCCGGAGAAAGCAATCATCACCGGCTATGTCGGCACAGGCGCGCGCGCAGGCGAGCTTATCAAACTTGATTGGCCGCAAGTCTCTCCGGCCAATCATCGCTTCACGCTTTGGGAAGGCGACACGAAAGCAGGACGCGCGCGCGGCATTGATGTGCAAACGCGCGTGCGTGGACTCTTGCCGCAAAGGCCAGCGGACGGACTAGGCCCCGTTTACCTCAACGGTCGCGGTGAGCGCTGGACAGTTGGCGCCGTGCAGAAGGCGCTCGATCGCATCACCGTGCGCGCCGTGCGCGAGCGCGCAAACAACGACGAGAGTGAGCGCATCGCTGAGCTAGTGCATCGCGCCGGCAGCGCGAAGTTTGATCACGACGCGCGCAACGAAGCACGCAAGCAAGTGTGGGCGATCTACGAAGCGATTGCAGAGCGCGAGCGCGTGGCGTGGATTCACCCTCACGTCTTCCGCCACACTTGGGCGACGTGGACTTACGCAGTCACGCGCGATCTCGCATGGCTCATGGATCAAGGCGGCTGGGCAAAGCCCGCAATGGCGATGCGCTACACGCACGTTGGCTCGGCCGACTTGGCCGATGAGGTTCTGTCCTACGGCTGGGAGATGCGCCCCGGCCTCAACGCGCGCCCGCTCTCCCTCCCCGGCCCCGCGCCCGAAAAATCGGACGTAGCATGAGCCGTAAGATCGCTTCCGCACGTCGTTGCACAAGCGGTTCACCGGAGCGCGTCCGGTGTGGAATCCGTGTGATAGGCCAAAGTATCAATTTTGGCCGCGCCTTTTTGCGCGCCTGCGATGCCGCTCAACGCCTTGTCTTTATTCAGCTTTCTGGCGGAGACGCAGGGATTCGAACCCTGGATACCCGGTTAAGGTATGCTCCCTTAGCAAGGGCCGGTAGCTGCGCCAGCTACAACCCGCTACAACCGCACACAAGCCATTGGCGTGGCGAGATTTTATCTCGCCAAAACGCCACGAGAGCGCGCTCAAAACTTGTCAGAACTGATCGGAACCGCGCGAGAACGCGCCGCTCTTGCTGTGTGAAAGCCGTGGGATTTGTTCGGGACGCGTTTCCGCCCCGTTCCCCGGTGTTGGAACCCTTTTTACTTCTGAAGACGGAATGGAGATTGCTGATGAGGGTTGCAGACGATCAGTGTTGCGCGTGCGCTTGTTTCGCGCCGGTGGACGAAGAATACGGCCTGTGTTTGCGCCATGCGCCCCGCCCCCATCTCGTCACAGAGGATGAGCGCGATATGGTCGGCGTCACTCTGTTCGCAGAGTGGCCGATGGTCGATCGGCAATCCGGCTGTTGGGAGTGGCAGCCTCGCGCCGAAGACAGAGAATAGAAAAAGGGCCGCCCTTTTGGAGCGGCCCTTAAGTCGGGGAGGAAAGAATCCAGAGACGGGAGCACCGCGGAACGGCGGCTTTCGAGGCTGTTTACGGACGCTTCAACGGATCAGGCGAGGCTCAGGGTCGCGACCCTCTCGCCTTCTTTTCCTCCGCGCCTCGCACCCTCTGCTAGTTAGCGCTAACGTGTCCGCCCTGCCTGAGCTGGGCCGCGGTGCGCCGGTCTCTAGTTCACGGCGCTAGAGTCCTCTGCAGCGAGTTAAGCAGGTCTTAATTCGCTGCTCTCAGGTTCAGCGGATGACTGAAACCATCGGCCTTCTCATCGTGCTTTTTGCGGGCTTGTTCATGTTCTTTGCGGCTTCGGTCAATCCGAAGAACATCATGCGCACGCTGTTTCCACGCGTTGCGTTCGCCATGCTTGGGCTTGGCGGTGTCGTCATCGCTTTGGCAAATCTGGCGGGGATCGTGTGACAGCCCGCCGGCGAAACTGGCTTCTAAAGTCCGCGCTCGTCGTTATGAGCGTGGCGCTGGCGCTGTTCGGCGTCTTGGGCTGGGCCGATAAGGCGCGGGCCTTGGAAGCGCTTGCCTCGCGCGACTGGGCCGATCTTGACGCGATCTGGCCTCTCTACGCCGTCGCCGCGATCGGCTGCATCGCAGCCCAGATCATTGCGGCCTGTGCGGCTGTGAACTTCGCCTGGCTCGACGGCGCAAGCCGCGTCTGGCGCGGGCTCGCTATCGCCTTCTATGGGGTCTGCGTTGTGTTCGCCGCGGTCTCGGCCGACATGGGCGCGCAAGCTGTGCTCGCATCGGGCCAGCGCGCGGCCTATGAGGCTCGAGAGAATGAGCGTGCCGCGCTGCTCGAGGAGATCGCCACCCTATCTCGAGCCATTGAAGCCGAGCGGGCAAAGCTCCCGGCTGACACCGCCAACGTCCCGACAAGCCGCCAGCAAGCGGCGCTCGAATTGTTCAACGCCGCGACCGCTGCGGCACGCGTTCGCCTGCCAGAGGCGCAACGCCAATTGAGCGAGAGCCCGCCACTGGCGCGCGATCCTCACCACCACTGGACATTGGCGCTCGCTGTGTTCGCGATCTTCTTGGCATGGGCGATCCTTGAGCCTTGGGGCTACGCTTTGGCGGAGCGCGGACGCGAAATGGCGACGCCAGTGGCACGCGCCACTCCCGCCAATGACAGCGCCACTCTGAGCGCCACTAGCGCGAAAGTCCATTGGCTCAATAGGTTAGCAGCACTTCTGACGCTTGGCCTGCTCTCTCAGTTTGGCGCGCCAGTGGCGGCCGCCGAAACGGCAGTGGCGACAGTGGCGCCGCCCGCGCCAACGCCAGAACCAGCGCCACTCGCTCAGTGGCAAGACGCCAAATCAGTGGCGTTCTCTATGCGCGGGCGCTTCGAGGTGCCTGAGATTGCCGAGAAGGTCGGACGCCACCAATCGACGGTCTACAAGTGGTTCCGCGAACGCGACAAACAGAACGCGAAGAAAGCCGCCTAGCCGTCACTCTAGACGGCGGAGGGCGGGTCAAGCCGCTTCACTCTTGGCAGCCTCAATCCGCACTTCCCAAAGTGTGGCCAAGCCAACGCCCGTTTTGACTTTTTGAAGTCGCCCAGCTCGCTCAAGAGCGATGCACGCTGAAAGCGTTGCATCTCGGCGCGCTCCTACGAGGCTAGCGAGAGCCCCAGTGTCCAGCGGGCCATGCTCCGCTAGGCACCCGAGGATCATCCAGCGCCGACGCTGAGATGGAGCTCTCCTTGGTCGCGGCTTCGCTGAGCGCTTTATTGAGACGCGCCGTGGGAGCCCTGTAATGTCTGACCATGCACGGCCAGACGCAACATTGACTACAAAGTGATACTTGAAGCCGGTCTCCGCTACGATTTCCAGACTCGTGCGGCCAGCACGGTGCAACTCAGCGACCTTAAGGGCGTCAGCATTTGAGTGCTTCGCGGTCGTAACCGCGTCACCTTTAGGAGTGGCGCGTTGGTGTCGCCCCTTGGCCACCATGTCGCGCATGTTGTCGGCGTGCGTGCCTGCCGTCAGGTGATCGGGGTTGACGCATCGTCTAACGTCGCACGAGTGCAGAATGTGCTGATCGCCCGGATCACCTTTGGCCAAAGCGTATGCAAGGCGGTGAGTAGAGATGGTGGCCCGGCGAAAGCGCGCGCCACCAGGCATAGGGATCGTCAGCGAAATCGTCCCGTAGTCGCCTGTGGCAGTGCCGCCAGTCCAAAGCCAACAGCCTCCGGGGCCGTTTTTGTCGGTACTCTTGTGGAGCCGCGCAGTCGTTCGGCGGCGAAACAAATCATCACTCAGCAGCCGCGCGATCACCTGAGATCGCATCGTGTGTTTTGTGTCAGTCATCTTGCCTTGCTGCGTCGTTGTGTGCGTCGATCACAGCTATAACACTATTTGAGCGAGCCCGCTCGCAGCGCGCCTCGGCAATTGCAGCAGCCCCGAACTGAAGCGCCACCGATGGAGTGACAGGATCAGCCGGCTGCGCCGTTTCCGGGCAAGGGCGTCTCAGATCCTCACTCACAGGAATCGGCGCGAGTTCCGTCCGCACGCGGGACGCACATGCGGTCAAGGGAATTACGAAAAGCAGCCACAAGCTCAGGGTCAATGGGAGCTTCATCATCGGGTGCTGCAGCGGCGATTTCATCTCGGCCTCGTTGGGCTAGGTTTTGGAGTTGCTGGCGCATCAGCGCGAGATCGCGGTCGATCGCGGCGATGTCTTGATCGCGATCGTTGATGGTCTCTTGGGTTTCGACCTCTGCCTCAGCCATGTCGCGCTCGAGCCGCAGGCGATCGGGGCTTGAGCCGAACGGGTTGAGGTCGCACCCGCGCAAGAGCCCGAACACAAACAGGAACGCCGCCACGATCAGCAGCGCGGCCTTGTATTTCCAGAACCATCCCAGCACCGAAGTGATCGAAGGCAGGCGAATAGGATTGTTAGGGGGAGTTTGGACGGGCGCGCTCTGGTCCATATGTGACCCGCTATCCGCGCTAGCGGTCCCTACATGACCCGTTACGGGAGCCGCCGGCGCAGCACGTTTCCGCGCCACGCCGACAACCGCGCCCCATGCGGCCCGCCAAAGCGGACGCGCCCACGAACGGATCTTGTTGGAGATATCGAAGAAGCCGTCAGCGATGACGTAGGCGACAAGCAGCCCGATCAGGATGGCCCACAAACCGAGACCCCACTTCAACGCGAGCGCAGAGCGGTAAGCTCCGCGGTGCGAAGGCCTGCAAGGCCACCGGCCAAGCCCGTCAGAATGAGAAGGCTGATCTCATCAAGACGAAGCTCTGGCGCTGCCCAAAGGAAATGACGCGAGAGGCCGAGGATGCAGATGATGCCGAGAGCTGGGCGAAACGCCTGGCGCGCGAACTCCATGAGCCAGTCATAGCCGGGGCCAAGCGTCGGCCGATTAGGCGATAGCCCTTGACCGTGATCGATCACATGAGCGGGACGCGGGCCTTCATCATCTATCGCGTGAGACATGAAGACTACCATTCCAGTTTCATGTGGAATGGGGCTTGCGCGGGTTACGTGCGCGTCAGCGTCACGGCTTCGATCAGAACACTGCCAGCGTTGTTGCGAATATCAAAAGTCGTGGTTTGACTAACGACTGCGATGGTTGAGCGCACGGCCAACGTGTCGCCATTGGTCATCGCGAGCGTCAGGCCTTCGGTGATAGTCGTAAAAGCTCCGCCGTTCTTGCTGTACTGCACCGAAACCGTAACGCCGGCGATGTTGTTGAACAGCAGCGTTCCTGTGCCTTCGATTGTGCGCGTCGAAGACGTAACCGGCGAGGATGCCGATGACGTTGTAAATAGCCCTGTGAAACGGAGCGGTCGGGCGCCAGCCGCGGCCATAGCCCCGGCCGTCAGAAGCGGGATCATTGCTCGGTTCGCTTCGCAATCTCCGCAGCCAGCGCCGCGACTGCTTGCTCGCGCTGTTCACGCTCGCCATTTGCTTCATTGAGAGCCGCGTCGCGCTCACCAATTGCTTGGTCGCGCGCGGCGTTGGCCTCAGCGATCAGGCCGGAGTTTTGCGCCGCAGCGACCGCATAAAATGCCAAGCGCTCCTCAGCCGTGATGTCCACGTCGCGCGGCGCGCCTTCGCCAGCGAAATGGACGCTCTTATACTCGCGCTTGATCGTCGGCGGGTTTACGCCGTCATCTTCAAAGATGATCTGAATGTACTTAAGGCGGTCAGGCATCGTTCGATCCACTGATTGAAGGGAAAAGCTCGACGGAGAGCAGGATAGCGTCGGCGCTGAAGGTGTCGCTGCCATTGTCGGCGTCGCGGTAAACGCGGACCCAAAGCGTGTCCGCTTCAGCGGGCGATCCGGCGGCAGTGATGGCGCTCGTTTCCGCCGTCACCATCATGTCGCCGGTCGCGGTGAGCGTGTCGGTCACGGTTTGAGCCGTTCCCCAAGCCGTGTCGATCGCATCATCATCGCCAACGCAGAGCGCTTGAACGCCCCACACGACGTTGCCGGAACCGCTTGGCGCATACCAACGGATGCGAGCCGTGAACGTGCCTTCGTTCCAGCTCTTCGGCATTGGGATTTCGCACTGGATGAACTCGTCCGTGGCTGCGTCAAACGCCCAGCCATTTATCATTTGCCGGTTGGTTGTGAGTTCGGCCGAGTAGAAGGCTGCGCCGTTTGTCGTCTGCGCCCGCCATGCTGAAGCAGGAAGCGGAAGCGCGTGCTTGCCGCCGACTTGCCAGACGTTGCCAGACGCGTCTTTCGGAGCAGTTGCGTCCCACTGCCAGACAAGCGCGCCGTTCGCGCTTGCGCCGGGGTTGTTCGTGCCGATCGTGTAGAAGCCCGTCAGAGACGCGCCGCCCAATCCCACCGCAACAGAGCCCACGGAACCGTTCGGGAAAATGTGACGGATCCTGCTTTGAACGTAGGTGGTAAAGCAGTCCATGACGGATACGCCGCCAGCAACGAGCGCCCAGAGGTTCGCGGAACCGTAGTAGAATGCGCCGTTGTCAGGATCGTTGGTGAAGCACCAAGAGGGCGCACTTACGAGTCCGTTTGCCAACGACAACTGGCCGCTCAGCGTGAGACCTGTAAAGCTCGGGCTGTCGCCAGTGCCAACGCCAAGAGACGTTCTCGCCGTAGCTCCGCTCTCAGCAACCCAAGTCGAGCCGTTGCCGACAATCACGTTGCTGTCTGTGACTGCGAGGCCTGCAATCGCGGCCATCGGCGCGCTCAGTTCAAACGCAGTGCCAGTGATCGCAAGCCCAGTGCCAAGCGTAGCGCCAACAAAGTCGTTGGCGCTTTCATCCCAGATCATGACGCGATCGGCGCCGGGATCGGTGAACGCCGTCGAGTTAAAGAGCCGCCCGCCAGTGCTCAGGTTTGAGAGCAGGAAGTCCAAAATCTCAGGACGAGCGTGGAACTCTTCGGGGTCAGAAGAGAGCTTTAGCTCTACGTCTTGGATTTCTATGTAGTCGTTTGCGCCAGCAGTGCCGCCGGGGCTAAACCTAAACTGAAGGCCAACCTCTCGGATATTGTCCGCAAAGATAAAGGTGTGCTCGAAACGCTGACCCGTTATCTCTGGCGTGACGAATGTAGAAATGTCGTTCACCTGACCTGAGAACGAAGCGAGGTGGATCAGGTCTCCGTCTTCACTCTCCGTGTCGCCAGACGCAAGCTGGATGAAAACGCGGCCACCCGAACTCGCCTGAAAATCTGCGCCCTTTCTGATCGAATAGCGCAGAGTGCATTCTTTACCGCGAAGACGGCGCGCAATTTCTGGCCGGAGGATTTTCCAAAGGCGGATGTCGTTGAAGTTTGTTGAAGCCGCTGGGCGTCCTACGCGGAGGCAGTAGCGCGATGCTGCAAGCCCATCCACTTCAAAGCCAGGTTGTCGGCTTACGGCATTGCCTGCAGCCGTGGACTGCGAAAGATACCAGCCGTCCGCAACTTGATCGCCGTCGCCGTCGCCTGAGACGTTTGAGAACGAAGTCCCGAAAGACCACGCCTCAAACCCGCCATTGTCGAAGGCGTTGCCAAGCGCGAGGGCTGAAGAGGCTTCATCAGCAACCGCATCATCCGCGACAGCGACGTCTTCGAGCGTCTTAGACGCCCCGCCATTATAGCCCGTAGCTTGAACGATGAGATCATAGCTGATCGTGTCAGCGCCCCAGAGCGCGACATCGTTCCCACCTGAAGCCGGATAGCCCGTTGCATCACAGTTGATCGTTGAGCCTAGGCTCGTTGCAAGCTCTTTATCAGAGTAAGCGGGCGTCGGTGTGGACGTGCCTGCAATGCGAACGAGGATTGTCGCATCGGTTGCTGGATCGCCATTGTCTCGTGTGACGTGCCAATCTGGCGGCAATAGCCGTTTCGCCATGTCGCAAGCGCTCCCGTGGAGGCTAGGGCATGGCGTTTGATGCGGAATTGGGCTTGCGGCTTAGGAAACTACGGCCCGATCCTGCATCCGGCGCCAGTTTGTGCCGTCTGAAATGGCCGCCGTCGCGCCGCCGGTTTCGTCGCTTACCCATATCCAGCAACGGGCGTTGGCCGAAGCGCTTGGCAGCGTTGCCACGGTATAGCTTGGCAACGGCCCGAATGCCTTGCCAGAGACCCCGCCTGTGCGCTTTATCAGGGCGTTGACGGCAGAGACGAGGAGCTTGGCCGCGCCAGTCGGAGCGCCAGTGCTCGGATCCGCCAACGGCTGTCCGTGGTTCTGCTCGCTGACCGTAATCATGCGGAGTTCATTTCGCTTTCACTCGGGTTGATCCAAACGCCGCTAAAGGCAAACCCAATCGGGTCCGAGATACGCATGTGGACGAGCATCCCGTGCTCGGCACTGGCGACACCGAACGCGAAGTCCTGCACCCGGAACTTGTTTGAGGGCGTTGGCAGAGCCAGCTCGCGCCAGTCGCTCCATACCTCGCCATTGTCGCTCGATGTGCGAACCTGCATCACAGGCGATGAGCCTTGGCCGGTCACGGGAACGTCGCGCGTGACCAGATCGAACACGAGCTTATCGACCGGCACGTCGCCCTGACTTGGGATGTGGACGGTCATCTCTCGTAAGATCGGGTCGCCGTCATCGGTGTAAACGTTATCGTCCAGCACCCAGACCTTGCGCGATTGACGGCCCGCAACGAACACGCGGCCAAAGGCTGAAGTCGCAAAGTCGAGATCGTATTCATCTGAGCCGTACTTCGTGCGCCCATGCCAAAGGCCGGTTTCGCCGTCGAAGACGTAGCCGATCTCGAGGCCCGCATTGAGCGTCCAGAACCACTTGCCCGGCGCGCGGTATGACCACGCTGCGCAATCGGCAAGCTCGGCTTCGGTTAAGTCTTTCAGCGCCGCTTCGAGAGCGGGATAGGCCACGGGCTGGAGATCATAGCCAGACGTTCCCATCACTTGGCGCGTGTGAGCCAAGAGCATGGCCCCGCCGCCAAACGGCGCAACAGCTTGTTTGCCCGCAAGCCCGAACGGGATGGAGACGCCTTGAACCCTGGCGAAGGCAGACTCTTCAGCCCCGCCGGTTGCCTGCCAGACTTGGGTGGTCTCGGCGTTGAAGCTCCACAGATCGCCCGCAATCTCTTCTTGCCCCACGATCATGTCGGGCATGTCTTGGTCTTGGGCTTGGTTGTTTGCAGGCCAATCGGAATAGTCGCCGGCGACAGACCAACCAAACGCATCGTTATCGCTGAACGCCGCCACCCAGCGGCGCGCGACTATCGCAAGGGTTTCAGCATTCGTCGGCGCATCAACGTCCGAGATGCCTGCGAGCGTGGTCCCGTTCCAGCGGCGCAACACACCTGACGATAGGATCGCCAGATCAGAGCGATCGGCGCGCATCGTCACCATGTCGCCGCCGTTTATCGCGCCAATAGTGGTGCTGGAATAGTTGGACGAAAGTTC